CCGAATACAGTTATCGCAACAGAATTATCATCTGTGTTAAATCAGATGTTCGTTGTGAGAGAAGCTGAGGCTGACGTTTACGAATTAGCATTCACATTGCTATTTGGTATTGTGATGGTGTTTCTTGCTCTCAAAGCGAGACTTTCTATTGGCGGTGTGCTAGCTCTGGTCCCGATTGTGGGTATCGGGTATGCATCAATGTATATGCGTGCAGAATACATGCTGCTATATGATGCAGTCTTCCCGATTGCTGCATTGCTGCTTGTGTTTGGGTCTGCTGCATTCTCGCGCGCTCTAGAAGAGTTTCGCCTGAAGCAACAGATCAAGAAGCAGTTCGGTACGTATCTGTCACCAGCAATGGTTGAGAAGCTACAACAGAACCCCGATCTATTGAAGCTTGGTGGTGAGGAGCGCGAATTGTCGATCATGTTTACCGACGTGCGTGGTTTTACAGCTATATCCGAACACTACGGTAAAGATGTGCAAGGCCTGACTAAGATCATGAATCGTTACATGACTGCAATGACGGCTTCAATACTTCGCAATGAAGGCACACTTGACAAGTACATCGGCGATGCACAGATGGCATTCTGGAATGCACCACTTGATGACAAAGATCATGCGAAGAATGCAGTTAAGACTATGCTAGAGATGTTAGACAACCTAAAGGAGTTCAATGATGAAATCTCGAAAGAGGGCGTCCCGGCTTTTGGTATGGGGCTTGGTATCAATACTGGCACTGTCGTCGTTGGGAACATGGGCAGTGATCAACGCTTCGACTATACGTGCTTGGGTGATTCTGTCAACCTTGCCTCCAGACTTGAAGGACAATCTAAACCGTATGGAGTCAGCAACGTCATCGGCCCAATCACTTATCAACACATTAGAGACCAATACCTCTGCCTTGCCCTCGATACCATCGCGGTAAAGGGTAAGAAAGAAGGCGTTGACATCTATACGGTAATCGGTAAGCATGATGTTGCTTATCTAAAGGTCGATCTAGACTCGCACACAAACATGATGCTGGCCTATAGAAAGCGCAGATTTGATGATGCAATCTTTTACGCAAAGCGCCTGAAGGGTTGCTTTGGTGGTAAGATGGATGGCTATTATGAAATGTGGGTTGAGCGATGCCAAGAGCTAAAGGCAGCAAATCTACCTGAAGGCTGGGACGGTGTGTATCGGGCGACTAGCAAGTAGCTAGCCTTCGCCCGATGCTGCCGCCTTGCTATCCTCATCATGTACCTGATTAATCTTTATCTCAGCAGCCACGCGCTCACGTTCGATTGTCTTACCGCGCAGATGTAGCACGACATTGACCTTTTGCGTTAGACGTATGAGGTCATTGTCAAGCATTCGTATGCGATCAATTAGCCCGATAAGAATCGTATTTGTCTCAGATAGCACGGGCTTGATTTCTGTCGTGGCCCAGATCCACACATAATAGACAAAATAACCCATGCCGCCAGCAGCGACAATTGGAAAGCCATACTTGGCAATTAGCTCAGCAAATTCTTCCATTAGTCGCGTCTCGCATCGTTCTTACCATCAGCCCGCGCGATGCGGTCAACGTCTGGCTTTAACCCTAGGGCATTTGATACAATCATATCGATGCGTACCACGTCATGGTTCATGGTGCGGACGCGATTGTCTAATGCAGTAATGATGCCAGCCATGCCTTTGACTGAGCCAGTCACGCCAGCCAGAATGAATTTAAGCGTCAGAAAGACGAAATAGCCAGCAGCACCCGCGGCTGCGATTGGAAAGCCAACATCGGCCACCAGCTTAAAGAACATATCCATGGCATTAACCTTACCATATTTCGAGATATTTAGCCATTGACATTTCTAATGATATGGTGTATAATGGCACTTGTCAAATTGAGGTATACATATATGGTCCTCCTACCCAGTTACTTCACAACCACTCGCACATCTAAGCGCAAGTCTAAGACCAAGACGCGGTCTGTTCTTGCTGCCGAAGCCGAGACTGCGAAGCTACTGGCTAAGGTTGGCTATCGGGGTGTGGCCAAGCCTGGTAAGGCGCCTGCTTTGGGAGCAGGAGATCGGAGGTTCGAATCCTCTCGCCCCGACCACTCTCTTCCTACGTCAGATGTGATCCCTGGTGGTGCATTTGCAAAGCGCGATATTCTGAATGACTGGCGGTGGCAAGAAGGTGCTGCCGAGTCAGAAGATGTTGTGCGGGCTATGCGCGAGAAGGCGTCACGTGTTCAGCCATTATATAACAAGGGTGGTCTGCAGGTTGCATTGCCTAGCGATGACCCTGCCACTCTCGGTTCGCGCTCTCGGAGGCTCTAATGGTTTTTCTGCAAAATCCTAGACTGGCTTGTATGTGGGCTCTGTCATGCGTTGGAGCTATCTCCATTCTTGAGAAGCTACCATTTGAGATTAGTACTTTTACAGAGATTGTTTTTGGCTTTGTTGTTGGTTGGGCTATCCTGACAACATACACTGCGGCTGTCCAAGATATTTCCTTAAATTCGATTGACAAAACCCTTGCATGGCTTGATAATAAGGGTTATATTGATCGTGAGACCATTCTTAATAAGCATGGAGTTGAAGAAGATGAATGAGAATACGTATACCAAGGAATATCTGCGCGAGCGGCTTCAGTCAGGTATCTTGCGTGTTACCTTCGACAAGGTATGGGGCGAGCGGCGTATTATGACATGCACGCTTCAGGAGCAGTATTTGCCGCCACCAATGCCGGAACAGAAGATGCGCCGTCCAGAACCTAAGGATAGCTTGGCTGTTTGGGATTTGAATGCTAATGGGTGGCGCAGCTTTCGACTAGATAAGATCATCGCAATTGAGGAGGGCGTGACGTATCCATGACTGTATTGAATGTATCTGGCCTTAAGGATTCTGCTAAGTCTCTAGGACCTGGAGCAGATGGTACCTATGCACATATCGGTGCGCGAGGTGGTACCGAAATGATGATGGATGGGCTTCGGCGCTATGTAAAGCCGGAGCTTCTTAGTGGATACAACATCATCTGTTCGCGTGTGCGCGAACTGCATCCGACTAAGAAGAATATTCTGTGGTTGCATGACACGTGGGATGATCCTGAGTCGGAGCATCTTGCAGATGAGAAGGCGCGCAAGCGTTTCGCAAAGTTGGTGTTCGTATCAAACTATCAGCAAGCAACCTACAATGTTGGGCTTGGTATACCACATTCTGATGGTGTTGTACTACAGAATGCGATTGATCCGATTCCACAACATGAGAAGTCCAAGGAAGGTCCGCTGCGTCTGATCTATCACACGACACCGCATCGTGGGCTTGAGCTTCTGGTGCCTGTGTGTGAACATCTGGCTGAGGCTGGGTTTGACTTCCATCTGGATGTCTATAGCTCATTTAGCATCTATGGTTGGTCGCAGCGTGACGAGCCGTATCAGCCAATCTTTGATCGCATTCGCCAGCATCCGAAGATGACGTATCATGGCTATCAGCCGAACGATGTGGTGCGTGATGCGTTGCAACGAGCGCACATCTATGCATATCCGAACATCTGGCCTGAGACGAGCGCGATTAGTGTCATCGAAGCCATGAGTGCTGGGTGTACCATTGTGTGCCCAAATCATGCTGCGCTGCCTGAGACGACAGCTGGGTTTGCAGCCATGTATCCGTTCACCGAAGACGTGAATGCACATGCCAATCGTCATGCATCCGTTCTGGCTGAGGTCATCAACGGATACTGGAGCGAGGGTAATCAGGCCAAGCTAAGATTCCAGAAGCTTTATACGGACAACTTCTATTCATGGCAGCTGCGCGCTCGCCAGTGGGAATCTTTCCTGGCTAATCTGGATCAAGCATGAGAAAGCTTAAGCTACCGCTCTCCGAGACAAAGTATCTCGGAGACGAGCCTATTTGGTCTGATGATCAGACGAATGAATCCAGTCTGGTATATGCATATAACTGGTATCGCGCGGCCCTAGAGCCTAAGGTCGCGCGACTGGTGCTTGTTGACTACATGCAATATACAAAGCAATATTCGCAAGATGATATCGATGTGCTAGATTATGTTGAGGACTGGAGATTTGAAGCCACAAATCTTCCTGCTCTCGGTCGCATGATCATGCGCGGCCTAAAGCCTACTGAGCGTCAGCAAGAGCGACTGAACACTGAGATTCCTTTGCTACTGGTGCGTGGTCAGGAGCGTCGTGATGCTACGCGTGAATCCGCACGACGACTTAAGGTTAAGGTCGCGCCACCTGCGCCTAAGGATCCTGCTGGTGATGCGATGGCTATGATTGAGATTGCACTTGATGCTGGCACTGCTGTTGATGCGACTGGTATTCTAAAGCTACATCAACCACGTCCTGCTGATCTTAAGAGTGATACAGAGCGCATGATGCGACTTGTTGAAGAGGTGCAACACGCGCTAGATCGCACAGATGAACAGTGTGTAGAGGCTTATCGTAGCTATACCAAGAAGCAGCTACGTGATACTCTCGCGCGTTATGCTGGTGTGCTGCAGGCTATCAATCTGTATTGCTCGGCTAATATCAAGCCACCAAAGGTTCGTAAGGCGCGACCCAAAACACCAGAGAAGCTTGTGGCCAAGCTGCGGTATCTTGATCGATTTGATGAGCTTGGGCTTGTCAGTATCGACCCGAAGGATATCATCGGTGCGACTGAGGTGCTGCTTTATCATCCAGCACGTCGCTATGTGTATAGGTATGTTGCGCCTCTCGGATCAAAGCTATCTGTGCGACGTAGTGTAATTGATGGCTATGATCCAAAGCTGTCATTCAGGAAAAAGCTACGCTCGCCAGAAGATGTGCTAAAGCGCCTCATGTCTGGTGGCATCAAGTCTGTGGCTAAGACATTTGATTCCATCAAGACTAAGCCAGCAGAAGTCAATGGCGTGGTAAACTCGCAGATAATAATTCTGCGCGCCGGCAAGTAGCCATTGACATCATGCCATCAATCTGGTACTATACATAGGATATGGAGAAGGATTGATAAACATGATTCTGGTTGACCTCAACCAGGTGATGATCAGTAACCTGATGGTGCACCTGGTACACAATAAGCAAGTGGTGGATGAGAACCTCATCCGCCACATGGTTCTCAATAGCCTGCGTAGCTATCGGCAGAAGTTTTCGCAACAGTTTGGTGATCTGGTTATCTGTTGCGATGATAAGCGGTATTGGCGCCGCGAAGTGTTTCCGCACTACAAGGCCAATCGCAAGAAGGACCGCGATGCATCTAACCTTGATTGGGCCTCACTGTTTGAGGCGATGGCCAAGATCAAGGATGAGCTGCGCGAACATATGCCTTACAAGGTTATTCAGGTAAATCGTGCGGAGGCCGATGATGTTATCGCTGCTCTTTGTCATTATCATGGTCGCTTTATTAATAGCGATGCGAACGAGAAGATTCTAATTCTCTCTGGCGACAAGGACTTCGCGCAGCTTCAGAAGTATGCGAATGTGCATCAATATGCGCCAGTGCAGAAGAAGATGATCCCGATTGACAATCCTGAGCGATTCCGGCGCGAGCATATCATGTCTGGTGACCGTAGCGATGGTGTGCCAAACTTCCTAACAGAAGATGATGCGCTTGTCTCTGGTCGCCGTCAACGTCCTCTGCCTCGCGCCAAGATTGATGAGTGGTGCAAGATGGACCCAGAACAGTTTTGTGATGACGCGATGATGCGTGGTTATCGTCGCAATCAGATGCTTGTTGACCTCGATATGGTACCTGAGGACATTCAGAAGGATGTCATCAATACATTTGAGACTGCATCACCTGCATCCAGAACTGCAATGATGCCGTATTTTATGGCGAAGCGTCTGCGCCAGCTTACAGACAGCATCGGTGATTTCTAAAGGAGAAAACGGTAATGCCGACTAAGAGCCTCGCTCAAATTGTGAGTGAGATTGAGAAACAAAAGACCAAGGCCGGGCAGGTCAAGGCTATTCTTGAAAATGACAGCGATGCTCTGCGTATGGTATTTGAGTTTACGCATGATCCATTCCTGCAATGGCTTGTGCCTGACACCGATCCTCCGTATAAGCCTCTCAATGATAGCCTTGATCAGGAAGGTCGTTTTCATAAGGAAATCAAGAGGCTTGTGTATTTTACCAATACTCCTGATGGTCTAGCCACAAATCGCATGAGGCGTGAGCAACTATTCGTTCAGCTGCTTGAGATGATTGATCCTGCTGATGCAAAGCTGCTGCTGCGTATGCGTCGCAAGGACATCAAGGTGATGGTGGGTGCAATCAAGGAAGCTTATCCGAAGATGACGGGGCATTGGAAGTGAATTATAGTGATGTTGCTATCATTGTCGGTAATGGTACTTCACGCAAGGTCATGGATCTTGCCGCGATGGTTCGCACTATGGGTGATGACCGCCCGCGCATCTACGGCTGCAATGCGCTTTACCGTGAATATGAATCGGCTGGATATATCGTACCTGACTATCTTGTGGCCATCGATGATGGCATCATCACGGAGATTGAGTCCAGCAGCTTCCCAGCAAATCGTGTGATTATACCACCCGAGCATGAGCGATGGGAGCCACAGGAGCTTCACATGTATGGTGGGGAACCCTCACCAGCCCCGCGAGGGAATGCTGGTACGGTTGCTATGCTTGCAGCGATTCGTAACGGCGCAAAGACTCTGCTTTGCATTGGGTTCGATTCATTCCTGCAGGATGCGAAGCAGTCGGTGAGCAATCTGTATGATGGTACATCAAACTACGGTTCAGAGACGCGTGCCAATGTAGCTGACAACTTTGGTCGAGTGCGATACATGGCGTGGATTGCTAGAACGAACCCGGACATTGACTTCGTGTTTGTTTACCCAGAAGGTATGAGCGCGGTGCCGATGGGTGAGACTAATATATTTCAATCAACATTTAATAATCTGATGGAGAGCGGTGCATAATGCGTGTTCATGTTAGAGGTCGAATGGGTGTTCAGCTTCTGCAGGCATTCGTTGGTATCGGTCGTCTAGGTGAAGATGAGCGCCCTGTTGTCGTTGTCAACAGCGGTGGTGACATTCCTGGTGCAAAGACATCTCAGCTTCATTGGGTAACTGACCCTCAGTGTGAGGTGCGCGAAGATCATGAAGGTATGCGAAAGACTCCATACTGGCACGGCGGCGCAGCAGCTACAGCGTTTCGTGGGCGTGAGAATACGATGCGTTGGCTTCCGCTGCTTGAACACGCAGAGAACAAGCCAAACAATCTGATCATTGTGCATATGCGCGGTGGTGACAAGCCTGTGGCCACAATCGAAACATACAAGCGATTCGTAGCCCATGTGCGCGAGCAGCACCCTAATGGTAGCATCGCACTAATGAGTGATGATGTCGCAATGCTAGATGAAATTGATTCGAATAGGACTATACATCTTGTGGGTGAGCCTGATGAAGATTGGTTTGCCATTCTGAATGCGAAGCATGTGTATTGTGCAACGTCATCCTTTGTGACAAGCACGCTGCTTTATAACCCGCAGAAGAAGGTGACAGTCATGCCGCGCGCATGGTGCGATGGTACATATGGTGCTATCGATGATGATTATCGTTTTCTAGAGGAGGCACAAATGTTCTGCCCTAACCTGGAGATCATGTCATGAGAATCGGGCATTTCGATTCTTGGAATGAGCGCGACAATATCATGTCGGTTGGTGCGTTTGAAAGGCGCACCAAGGTTGTCGATCTAGCGCATACTGTTGCGATTCCAAATGACCCAAATGACATGTGGCGCTTCGCACGTGATGCGCTTCTGGAGTTTGGTTGCACTGTGCATGAGGTCGCGCAGCTTATGAGCAATATAAAGGACATTCGACAGCTTCAAGGCTGTGAGGACCTAGATCCGGATGTGCATGTGCTGCGCGCATTCTTGGGTCGCTGCGCGCATCGTGGGCGACTGCATCTGCATGGTGATCCTGCATATCGTCCTGCAGTTGAGGAATGCATCAAGACTGGGATTGTCTGTCTCGGACCAGATGAGATTGGTCTGACACAGGGTCAGGTTGATGCGCTAGAGCGAGAGCTTGCATCGCCGCGTGGTGGTCTGTCAAAGAATCATGCCAATCTGATTAGCGCGAACCAGAATGAGTTTCGCGTGAGCGCAGACCTTCTAGCCATGCTACTGCCTATGCTCTCACAGATCACAGGATATAGCGCACAGACAATTGCGGGTGAGCTGGATCGCACAGCTTTCTCGCAGCGCGTCGTCAATGGCCCTGAGGACAATGACGTACAGAAGGTGATGCACCAAGACACTTGGCACGATGCGTGGAAGCTGTGGTATTTTCCACGTCCTGTGCGTCTCGGTGAAGGACCCTTCCGCTTCGCGCGAAACAGTCATGGGCTATCGGCTGCACGTCTGCGCCTGACGCGAGAGTTTGCGACACACGGTAAGACATGGGAGCCGTGGCGTTCTTATGGACACGATGAAGGCTCTTGGCGCGCAAATGATGCTGAGCTAGCCACAATGGATTGCGAAGCTGCCGATGTTGTCTGCGCGCCTGGCACTCTGGTGATCGCAAATGTTTATGGCTTCCATGCTCGCGGTGAAGCTAATGAGACGCGCGAGCGTATCGCGCTACACGCCAGCATTCGCCTGAACCCCTGGACCATCTAGCCTTTGACATAGAGCCTTCTATCTGATATTATACTCAGGTAGGAGGCTCTCATGTCGAACGACGCAAATACCACGATTGTTTCTATCTCTAATCCACCGGGCACTAGTTGGGAAGATATCTTTGTAAGTGATATATCACCAATTCGTCCATACATTTCACAGATTTCACAACCTATCGTGTCATCAATGAATCTGTTGATTGAGTCATTCAAGTATGACTCGGCCACATCAACGATGTTTGGTTATATTTTTGATAGCGGTATTTTTGAAGCCGGCCGGCCCGTATCCTATCCAAATACTGTAGAATTGAAGCGTGAAGGCGACAATCATGTTCGCCTGATTGGTAATTCTATTGTTCACCAATCCATCGACGCTCAATTTGGCGAAGAGTTTGCGATGTATTATGATGGCAAACACTCGGTGTACATTCGTCTGTACCCAACACAAAAGCTGCGTGATTACTGGTTTGCAATGTATAGAAGCAAGCGAGCCTAATGATTACGATTGAGGGCCAGATCGTGGACGATTTTGAACCAATTAGCAACATTGCAATACCGACAATCAATACCAAAGATTGTCTGTACGATGCTGTTACAAGATCGTTGTATGCATATCATCATGACTTGGTGTGGCAGCATCTCGCAATTGAGAGTCATCATACTGGCGCGCGCTTTCTCGTTAAGATGAGCATGAATATTGATGCTACACTTCATGAGCAAAAGGTGCGAACCTATGTGCCTCTCAATCTGGGTGCCTTCGGGGACAATCCGTTCGACAGACTATTTCTCTTTATAGACAGAGAGAGTATGTTGCGCGCGTTCTCTCGTTACAATCGTTGGTCGAGGATGACTGAATGAGCGACGATTATCAAGGCACGATGCTATGTGATCGTGGGTGTTTTCTGTATGATGAGGGCACGCGCACATTCTATGCCGTGCTTGCTGATAATGAAGGTCCACCAAAGATGATTGGTATACCTAGCGCATCACCGCAGCTACCGCCAAAGTTTTTCTATATCAATGAAGCGGCTAGCCCAACTGATCGCTTACCCAGTACACCATTTGCAACTGTCTATACCACAGCCGAAATAAACCCATATCACATTCTACTCTATAATGACATAGAGGTTATGCGAAAGCACTGGAAGATTTGTCGTATGCTAGCCGGCAAAGACCGTGGGGCTACCGCTCGTTATAGTATTGTCTGAAGTGTATTGGTCACCGACTCGACCAATCCAGAGCCCATTTGCTCTGACCACGGATGAGAACGTGGTCAGCACAGACGTATCTGTGCCTCCGGTCGAGTTAAGGTGAGCACCAACAGTATCATTCTGGCGCACAACTGGCGTACCATTCACAAACACATTTGGGCTACCAGTGCCAGTCACAGTGTTTACCGGGTTATCATAACGAATCGGGCGCGTGCTACTAAGCGTGCCAGTAAGTGAGTAAACTGTATCAACGCCATTGGCACGTGCTACTGCTGGCATGACATTTCTCCTATAAAATAGTATGTAGCCTTTGCCATTCGCATCAAACTATGATAGGATATAGCATGACAAGAAAAGTTGAACCACTTGTGATTCGCCACATTGCAGATGCAATCGCTGATCTACACAAGGCGCGCGACAAGACGACTTGTGGCTCCGTCGAAGATCATATCACAAATGCAATCGAACAACTTGTGCTGGCCATTGAGTGTTCAATGATCGGAGAGAATGATGATACCTGACAACACGCCGTGGTCCGATGAGACCGTAGCTCGGCTTAATGCTGAGCAGAAAGATCGGACGCGCCATCCATACACTTGCCCTGGTGACTATAAGGAATGCACAGGGCAGCGCGAGCTAATCGCAACGACAAATGGTTGGGTATGCGCCTGCGGTAAGTATACGCAGAAGTGGGCTCATTTGTAATGTCGCTCGGGCTAGACAAGTTGGGATTGATTCAAGTGGATCAAATAACCGATACGGTAAGCGTATCTAATGGGTCAACTCATACGTATCTTGGTGTCAGTTCAAAAGATGTGCTGTATGATAAGGCCTCGCAGACGTTCTATATGCTGCTTAATAAGACAAAGCCAGACGTTGCTCCTCTATGCATTGTAATTAGCGCACCTACCGAGAGTTGGTTGTTTCAATTTTATCATACCGCTATCGCATGTACTCTTTATCTAAGAAAGCTTGAGGGGCGCGCACCATATTGGTTGCGAGTATATGATGACGAAAACATCTATAAGCAAGGATGGATCCATTGTCGCAAACATTCAAGCTAATCTGGCACGACACTCCAGACGATTTCATCGCGCAGCATGAACAGACTGTGCGCGATGAAATGACGACTTGGGTTGAGGGTGATGGCGTTAAACCAAGCCAGCTCATCTTTCATCTTGTATTCCTGACGAAGGATTACAATGGCCCAAACATTATCGTATGGGGCGAGAAAGATGACGACGAATCACTTCATTGTCAGTATGAAGCAACAATGAAATGGGAGCGCGATAATGAATGATATGAAGTTTACCACAGCTGGCCAGATGATGCGCCCAGCAATCTGGGACGAACGATTCCTAGAACTCGCAAAGCACATCGCGCAATGGAGCAAAGACCCATCAACTAAGGTTGGTGCTGTCATCGTACGACCTAACCGCACCATCGCAAGCGTTGGGTACAATGGCTTCCCGCGTGGAGTAACAGATGACGATGCACGATTGAATGATCGCCCATACAAGTACGCGATGACAGTTCACGCTGAGGCTAACGCGATACTGTCAGCCAATGAAAGGATTGATGGGTGCACACTATACGTCACACCACTAACGCCATGCTCGTCCTGTGCTTCTATGATCATTCAATCTGGGATCACGCGAGTAGTCGCATACATGCCGCATCAACCAGAGCATTGGGCTGATAGCTTTGCGATTGCGCGAATGATGTTTGAAGAAGCTGGTGTGGATATCACCATAAAGACATGCTGACACCACAAAAGCTCACTCAGTTTCTTGTCACGTACTATACTGGCGGCTACCCATATCTAAGACTCGGCCAAGCATTCACCAATCAACACACAACCATCGACTCACTACAAAATCTATCTCAAATACATACTATCAAGAACGATGTTGAAGCACTCAAAGCAATAGTCGAGAGGTATCTTAGATGACAAAGTACAGATCGATATTTCTCTCCGACATACACCTCGGCACAATATCTTGTAAGCATAATCAGCTACTAGAGTTTCTAAAGACTCTTGAAACGAATATGCCAGAGAATCTGTACCTCGTCGGCGACATCATCGATCTGTGGAAGCTTGGTAAAGGCTATACGTGGAAGCCCGAGCATAATACTATCATACAGAAACTACTCCGCCTATCCAGAAAAGGTGTAAGAGTACACTACATCATCGGCAATCACGATGAATACTTCCGCTCACTACCCAAAGGCTTTCGGTTTGGTGATATCGAGTTGCATTGGTCGATGGACTATATCACAGCCAATGGTAGAAGGTTCCTGATCATACATGGCGATCAGTATGATACGTTTCTGATACAGAATACACTTATCGCAAAGCTTGGATCATTCGCATATGATTGGCTTGTCGTATTGAATTCGTCTCTGTCATTCATACGGAGAAAGCTTGGCTTCGGCTATTGGTCTCTATCACAGTATGTAAAGCTAAAAGCCAAGACAGCAACAAAGGTTGTCGAGACCTTTGAGAATACGATGTGCGATGCGATAAGAAAGGATGGGTATGATGGCGTTATATGTGGGCACATACACATGCCAGTGATAATGAAGCGCGCGAATGGCTTCATGTATATCAATTGCGGTGACTGGACAGAGTCGTGCACCGCGATTGGTGAGACGTATGATGGAAACTTTGTGGTGCTGAAATGAAAGAGACATGGTATTCCTATCTCAGGGATGAAGCTGAGAAGGATAGGAAGCAGCGCGAGAGAAGAAAGAAGAAGAAGGAACGCATTAATACGAAAGCGTTCTGGGGTAAGCAGACATTTGGGCCTGCACCGCGTAAGAATTACGGGGATAGTGGGGAGAAAGAGTAAAAAATTTGGGTGGCTTAAAAAAGCCGGAATAAACCGGAAAGTGCTGCGCGGATACTTGAATAGGTATTCAGGTATTCAGGTATGATGGCGCACGGAAAAACGCGGCGAACACAGTGTGCCGCCGCGTTACATTACGCTTCCGGATCGAAGTCGTGCCACTCTTGCGCCTCGTCTGGCTGCCCATCCTCGAAGGGCCACATCCCCCACGGCGTACGACCAGAGACCATTTCCTTCTCCAGCGCATCAGCCAAGTTACGCAGCACGTTCACGGCCTCGGGCCACGTAATCTCACCCTCGGATGCTAGCACCCACTCGTAGCACGTGCGGTCGAGTGCAGCATCCAGGTCTTCCAGGTATTCTTCCTTACGATTCATCATCGAATTCCAGCTCCTCTTCTTCACCCCAAAACTGATCGATGTTTAGATACATCTCCTTGACATCACGTTCGGACATCCACATCAGGCACATGTCCGCAACGCCGCGAGGATCCATGAATCCATTGTCCATCGCATCCATAAGCTTGTTGGTATACTCGCGGTTGATCCACATATGCGTTCTCCTTACTGAGCCATCACGTAGAGCGCGAGGCGCTGCCAGTCCTTGCGGTCGGTGCTGCGAACCTTAGCGACCTGCAGCAGCGTGCGGAGCGAAAGGTTGCGGACCTTGCTGAGGTTGGCCTTGATGCAGTCGAGAGCATCGCGCTTGTACTCGTCAGGCATGTCTTCGAGGAAGTCACCAGCCGCAACGATCTGACCCATGCGCTCCAGCTTCTGGTCGGCGGTCATGCTCAGGTCAACACACAGCGCGCGAGTACGGACAGCTTGGTCAAGAGTACCGAGCGTGTGGTTGCTGATGAAGATGACACCACCATGAAACTGGAAGGAGGTCGGCAGGTCGTTGCCGCGCTGCTCAGAATTCCAAGAGACGATGCGCTTGCCGTAGCTGTCGAGCGCGGCCTTCAGCAGGTTGACAGCCGTCGGGTCCTTCAGGATGCTATCGCAGTCGTCGAACACGATGACCCGATCGCTGTTCTCGTAGAGCGTGCGGTACAGAGCCATCGGCGTGCTGTAGCCCTTGACCACAGTGAAGACCTTGGCGGGCGGCATGTCGTCGGCGCCCTCGTCGGTCTGTGCAACCAGACCAAGCGACCGCAGGGTCTTCATGACGGTGAAGGTCTTGCCGATGCCACCCTCACCAGTGATGATGGCGGACGGCGACTTGCCAGTGGCCACCATCGCGCTGAGGGCTTCGACGAACTCGAAGCGGTCGGCGACGGAGAAGGACAGACCAGAGGCGGCCTCTTCGTTCTCGATCTGGGTCAGACCAGCGAGGTGGGCCTTCAGGAGGCGCTGAGCGCGCTTCAGGCTCTTGGTCTGTGTGATCACCTTCCCATCGGCCATCGCGATATACTTACCGCTCTGACGGTCGAAGCGGACGGAGCTGTTAACGGTCGTGTCGGTCATGTTCTGGGTTCCTTTGTTCATGGGTGGATAGTACCAGGACTATGTGAGGAAGGCTAATGCTCATTCCGCATACCAGGGATGCGGTTGGCGCATGGCTCAGTCGGTGGCCACCACGTCATCGGTGAAACGGATCGGAGCCGATTCGAACGCCGCGGCGTGCTTACGCTCCAGGATACGCATGGCGTGGCGCGCCGTGATAAGGTCTTCCTCGACCTTGTTGGCGAGCGTGGTCAGAGCCAGCCACACCCGGTCATCGTTGGTGGCCAGACGCTCGCGGTCGTAGATGGCCAGCTGAGCGGCGAGGTGGTTGATATGGGTACGGAGCTGTTCAAGGGTCATGTCGTTCTCCATCTGATGGTCGCATTATACCAGGGTTCCGGGGCCCTGTCTATTGCTAAATGTGCATGGCAGGGTTGTGCCATGCGCATAGCTTAGTTAAGCTAATTAAATTTCTCTTATTTCGAAATCTGAAATTGCATTAGCTTGCTCTAGAATTTTCTTGCGATTTTCAAAGCAATATTCAATTTTCTTATTAAGAAAAGCAATTTGTCGATAGACAAAAGCTAATTGCTTCTTATTGCAATTTCTAGTCAAAGAAATTTTATCGCGCTTTTTGCAATAATAATCTTTTTGCATACAAAAATAAGCTAGATTGTCAAAATTTCTCAGAAAAATTTTATTCAATTTTTTCAATTGCTTATAGTTTGTCGCTTGCATAGCTTTCTATCTCCTCTTGATGGGGTCATTATAGCAGGTCCGTGGCTTTTGAGAATGGCTAACTTTGCATACCGGGGTTGCACCAGGCGCATAGCTGGGATACCCTCAATACCTGAATAGGTATTCATATGAATGGGCGTTCATATATTAACATTAATTAACCAAATACCTCTGTACAGCCCCCGGGTATCCGGGTATAATGGCCACATCAAGAGGAGATGACGATGCCTAAGGAAGTTACCTACGCCGACATCGACACTGCTATGGACACCCTGTCCGAGGTGCTGCAAGCCCGTGGCACCACCTACGCCCTGGGCTGGATGAAGGGTATGATGGGCTCCATCACCCTGAATTCCGACATCAATATGTCCAAGCGCCAGCGCAAGGCCCTTGAGGCGTACATCCAGAAGAACATCGGGTGGGCCTCCAAAGATTAACAGGGTTTAACCAAATAGGCCTTGACGGGGCCCTGGCTACCTGGTATAATGGCACCATCAGATGGAGAACGACAGATGAAATTCGAACGTTCCGGCTTTGAATATCACGGTGGCTACCTGACCTATCAGGGTAACTTCATCGCCCGCTTTAAGCATCGCGGCGCCGTCAAGAAAAGCGAGTACATCAAGATCCTCTGCAAGCACTACACGCTCGAGGATTGGGTGGAGAAGCTGAAGTCCGATCCTCCTCTCACGATCCTGCAGAATGACGGCTACGTGACATACAATGCACTCGACGGCTTCAAGGTCGTCGGCTAATCCACAAATCGTCATAAGATGGAGAACGACATGATCCGCCAAGCTATCGTTACCACCTTCTTTGGCCCGACCGACACCAAGGGCAGCCGGGTCAAGGCCCAGTGCGATGCTAAGACCATGTGGTTCAGCTGGGACCACGCCCTTGGGGTGGGTGCCAACCATCACCGTGCTGCGGCCGCCCTTGCTGTCGACCTGGGCTGGATCGAGCAGGACACCAAGCTTCAGGGTGGGTCCCTGCCCGGTGGGTCCCTGCGCAAGGGTATCGCCTGGGTCATCCTGTAACATAACTTTAACAAAATAGGCCTTGACAGATACCAGCCACCCTGCTATAATCACCTCATGAACAAGGAGACGACCATGACCATCGGTGACTTTATCGGCGGCATCCTCTTCACCGCAATCATGTTTGGTTTCGCCTTCGCAATCGCAGTGGTGGGGTGATCGCCATGAACCGTCTGGAAACCATCATCACGGTCGACGCGGCCGCCATCCGTCTGGAGCAGGTCATGGAGGCCCTGGCCACCATGGGTGCCACCCACTCCATGGTTAGCCGGGTCGAAAACCTGGTCCGTATGCTGGACGACCTCCGGGTCGATATCGGCCAGTGCGACCTTCCGAACGAGGGAGAATAACATGACCAAGAACATTGACATCCTGACTCTGGCTCGTCTGGGCGTGTGGTTGGATGATCCATACGGTGATGGTATTCGACTGGAAGCCATTCGTAATCCTAGCCTGGGTCGTGAAGCTGCTCTTAGTCTGCTTCATGGTCAACCTACTCTGGACTTTGAGAGTGTGATCCGAGACGAGTATGAACAGCGAGTACTCAGTGCTTGCTTCACCAAGAGCGGTAAGCTTCGTGCTGATGTCAAGCGTAATTGCGACCTTTCAGGGAGAGTGACATGAACCGCAACGTGACCATCATCAATATTGACGCCGCCTCCTTCTACCTCGCGAAGGTTGCAGCTGCTCTGAACCACATGGGCACTACGCACTCCATGGTTAGCCGGGTCGAGAACCTGGTTCGTATGCTGGACGACCTTCGGGTTGACGTGGCTCAGTGTGACCTTACGAACGAGCCGGAGTGAACCATGAACCGCTACCTTCTGTTCGCTGGTCCTAACTACTACCCCTCTGGTGGGGTGGACGATCTGATCGGTGACTTCGACACCTTGGTTCTTGTAGCCAAGGAAATCCGTGACATCCGCCCCGACTGGTGGAATATTCTAGACACCAAGACCGGTCAAACCTACGACAAGTACCGCACGTCAAATGTCTTTGACGTTGTGGAGTGGGCCAAGCGTATTGACGAGGAGAATCAGCATGGATAAGGTGATCCGCAACGGCGAGGTGGCCGTCCTCTATAGCCCGGGCTTTGGTGCTGGGTGGTATACGTGGAACACGGAGCACCCGGCCATGCTCTATGACCCGACCGTGGTCAAGTGGGTGGAGGACGGCGAGCCCTCTGGTGAGGCCCGGGCGCGCCTTGAGGCTACCCTGGAGGAGAAGTACCCTAGCTGTTATCTGGGTGGTCTAAGGGACCTGGAAATCGAGTGGATGCCTGTGGGTACCCGGTTCTACATCCATGAGTATGACGGCTCCGAGAGGGTGGTGCTGGTGGATACGGAGCTGGATATCCAGGTGGCGTAACGATACGGGGCCGCAACGCATTACAAAACTTTAATAAAAAACCTCTGTACAGCGGCCCCTATCCCTGGTATAATGACCACATCAAGAGAGGACAGAGACATGACCATCAACCTTGACCTTGACACGATGTTCACCAACACCCAGAAGCTGGCGACCCTTATCAAGGACGACCCCAACCCGCACCGCACTGCCTACGTGCGCCTGATCGGTGAGCTGGAGGCCGCTCTGCTGACGGCCTATCGCTCTGGCGGCAAGGCGACCAAGGAGGTCATCGAGGACCATCTGGCGACCATCATCCGCCGCCAGCGTGCTGAGCTGGCCAAGCGTGAAGAGGATGCTGAGGTCGAGCGTCGCCTTGAAGCCTACGAGGAGTAAAGCATATGATGAACCGGCTGCACAACTGCAAGAACCCGCACCAGGGTCCGTATAAGAAGGTTCTGTCCGTTTGCTCGGCGGGTCTTCTGCGGTCGCCTACCATTGCGTGGGTGCTCTCACAGGACCCGTATAACTATAACACCCGGGCCTGTGGTATCCACGACTATGCACTGGTGCCGTTGGACCGGGTGCTTCTAACCTGGGCGGATGAGATTGTGTGCGTCCAGTCCGACCATGATGTGGTGGTTCGCAAGCTGCTGGAGGATTGTGGTCTTAAGACGCCGGTGTTCAATCTTCTGATTCCGGATAACTATGAGTACCGGGACCCGGAGCTGATTGAAATTATTCGGCGGGTGTATCCCTTCCAGCCGGTGGTCCGCTAAGTAGTGGTATACTAGGTGACAGGAGACGTAGTTCTACATTCGTGGTCAGGCGTTCGTAAGGGTCCAGGCTCAGTGGTGCTGAATAATGGGCGTGGTAAGTCTCCACTTAAAAAGGGGATGCGACATACCCGATACAAGTAGAACGTCATCTAGTATAGTTGATCTGGATACAGTACAGGTACGCCGCTGCTGTCGCAATGCCAGACAACATTCGAGCCAAGGACGTGCGGCTCAGCTAGTTACCGCGCTTGGCCCGTCGCGGGATATAAATCTTCGGGGTTGGTGTAGGAATGGCAGGAGGTCCAATCTCAATGCGCTTACATTCAGCTAACGGGCCTCCAGTTTCGCCGGATTACTAAGGGGCGGTTCCTAGGTCTGCCCCGGTGTGTACCGGTAGAGGTTCCCTGACACCTCTATAAAAACATGGGACATATAGAACGTAGAGGTGGTAACCAGACCACCCTGCTAGGGTCATGGTTCGCTAGAGTTTGAGCGATTAAAGTGACGTAGTGGCTGCGGTGTTCTGCTAGGCGCGCTCTGTAGTGGAGACCGCTGGAACCACCTCCGCCATGACCCGACCTTGTATGACAAAAGTTTAACATAAAAAGCCTTGACAACCCTCCCGTCTTGTGGTATAATGGTCACATCA